CAATGTTGCTACGTTCTTGGCAAGTTTTGGATCTAATACTATTACTACTACTGGTAATGCTAACGTGGGTAATCTATTATCATTGGGTACAATTGGTGGTAATGTAGGCGGCAATGCCGTATTCTTGGGTGATGGTGGTTTATTAAGTAATATCAACATAGCTGCCGGCTCAAGTATTGTTAATGGAAATAGTAATGTAACAGTATCTGCCAACAGTGATGTATCTATCAGTGTAGCGGGAACGACCGGTGTGGTTGTTGTAACAAACACTAGTGCTAACGTTACAGGAAATTTAAGTGTCACCGGTAATATTACTGCCGGTAATATATCTGCCTCATTATTTACTGGTAATGTAAGTGGTAACGGTTCTGCGTTATCTGCAATTACAGGTGCTAACGTAACAGGCACTGTACCATTAGCTACAAGCGCAGGTACAGTAACGACTGCGGCACAACCAAATATAACAAGTACAGGTACATTAGCAAGTTTAAGTGTAACCGGTAATGCAAACGTAGGCAACTTAAATACAGCAAACGCTGGATTTGTTGGTGGTAATAATGTAACATTTACAACTGGTGCAAATACTAATGTAGGAACATTTACCGGTAACTTCTCACTAAGTGCAGGATCAAGACTTAATGCTACATACGCTGACTTAGCAGAATATTATGAAGCAGATGCCGTATATGAACCAGGAACTGTTTTGGCTTTTGGCGGTGACAAAGAAGTTACTATTGCAGAAGATGGTACTAATAAAGTAGCCGGTGTAGTTTCTACTGATCCTGCATATGTAATGAATATGAAATGTCAAGGTGAACATATAGTAGCGTTAGCTCTACAAGGTCGTGTACCAACTAAAGTTCGCGGAATAATTAACAAAGGTGATATGTTGGTGTCAGGTGGTGATGGATATGCTAGACCAGCAAATAATCCTGGTATGGGAACGGTTATTGGTAAATCATTAGCAAACTTTGCCGGTGAAGGTATAATAGAGGTCGCCGTAGGCAGACTATAATAATAAATAAGATATAGGAATTAAAAATGGCATCATACGCATATACAGCAAACAGCGCAACAGCGGCAGCATCCGCAAATATTGCAACGGACAAAATTAGAATAGCTACATCTAATGTAGGCATTCAGTTTAGCACTAGTTTTCCAAATGTTGCATTAACCGGCACTGTAACTTGTGCTACTAATAGTGCAACTGTGACAGGATCAGGTACAGCATTTAGTACTGAATTAGCGATAGGTAGCTGGATTGGAAATACTGCAGGAGCTAATGTAGGTATAGTTGCATCTATTGCAAATAACACAAGTTTAACATTAACAGCAAATGCCGCAGTAGCAATAAGTGGCGCAACAGCAAGATATAATCCATACGGAGTTCCTTATACTGTAGCTACTGCAAATAGTGAAATGATTCCTCCCAATACTGTTAATAATAGTATCATAGTTGGACAAGGTAATATTGTATCTTATCTAACAACTGCGGGTGCTAATACGCTATTCACTATTACTGAACTTGGTGCCCCTCATCCTAATACAGGAACAAGCGGTTACAACAGTCCAACTGGTAGCTTTACTGGTTAATTTTACCCTTTTTTGATAAATATAACATACACTCTCATTCTGAGAGTTTATGCAGTTACCCACTGCGTAGCGGCTAGAACCCGCTAATTTTATCAAAGGAAAAACAAATGGGACGTCCTCTAAAAATCGCAAAGGCTCAAGCAGTCTTAACAATCACAGATACAACAGCGGCAACAGGTTATGTTACTGTAACTGAAAGTCTAACAACAACTGGCGTTATCGCAGGTATGCCGTTCGTAGTAGCTACTACAGTTGGTGGTATATCAGCCGCAACAACATACTGGATATTAGAAGTTATTGATGCAAATAACTTTACAGTCTCCGCTACTGACTTAAGTGCAAATACAACACGCACACCGGTTACATTGACTGATACGACTGGTGGTTCAGTATCAATGTCTGTTGGTGTAGTTGATGCATACTTCAATAACCCATTCGGTGGTGCAGGTTTCCCTGCAACTAACGCTAACACATATGGTGTAGTTGGTGGTAACACAGCAATCGTTGGTTCACAGGTTCTACCACGTGTTGCTATTGGTATTAATGGTACAGGTACATTGTATGCTGCCACTGATACTGCATATGTAACCGGTATTGGTACCGACTTAGCAACCACATTAAGTGTGGGTTCTGTAATTCAAGTTGCAAGTGCAAACGTTAATGGTACAACAACTGATTATACTACGCTAGGTTTTGCAAACACAGTTCCAGGCTTAACAACCGTTGCTGTTGCTAACACACAAAATACAGGTAACATCATTGGTACTTCAGGTAATGCTCAAACGTTATTAGCTAACGGTACGGTAAGATTTACTGCTAACTTAGGTGGTTTAGTATCTGGTCAAATTTATTTCGTTAAAGCAATTGCAAACGCGGCTGCATTCACTGTTTCTACAACATTGGGTGGTGCTGAAGTTGACCTGTCAAGTGCTACTGGTACACCAGACGCACAACAAGATGTAGTTGAATTAGTTGCAAATGCGGCAGTGGCTGCTTCAGGATCTGCATTCATCTATGCAGATGACGAAGCTGGTTTCATCTTACGTCAAAAAGGTAAGACAAAGTATCTAGTACAAGGTGGCACAACTGGTTTAATTGCACCATGTTATACGGCAAATGTTGCTAACACAGCATTGACACCAAACACAATGAACATCTTGTCTACTGACGCAGCCTCTGCTACAGCATATGTTTCAAGTGTTAATGATTACAACTCTGAAGTGTTCCCAGCACAAGTTGCAGCCGGTTCATTAAGTGTAGGTACAGTATATACAATTTACTCTACTGGTACAACAGATTGGTCAGTATGTGGTGCGGCATCTAATATGACAGGTGTGTCATTCGTTGCTATTGCCGCAGGTACTGGTACAGGTACTGCGGTATTGAACACAGTTAACCCTGATGTTATCGCTACATTCAACACAGCATACGCCGCTAATACATACGACGGTCAGCCTAACCCAATCGTAACTATTGCTAACGCTTAATAATTATGGCAACTAGTAGGACAATCAAAATGCCAAAAACTGAAACCGATATAGCAGTTCTTCAGGTAGAGGTTCAAAACATTACCGATGATATCCGTGAAATAAAAACGGATATCAGAGATATACACGTTGAGATGGTTAAAAACAACGATGATACTAGGGTAATGTTAAAGGCTATGAAGGACGCTAGTTCGAATGCACATCAATCAATGTCAGAAAAAATCTCCGCATTAGAAAAGTGGAGATGGATGATGATGGGGGCAGGTGTTGTAATAGGATCGTTAGGATTCGATACAATAGCAAAATTGCTAAAATAAAAAAAGAGACTTAGGTCTCTTTTTTTGTAAGTGCGTTTAGTTTCTTCTGAACAACATCAAAGTTAACTGTATTAAACAATCCCGGATGTAATGGTTTGGGATATTGTTTATTACCTACCCAAGCATAACCACAATGTTCATCATTTAATATAGGAGTAAATTCATCTGATACTTTGCAAAAGAATGTGTGATACGTAAATGTATTATTAACAAACTTTTGAATGGGCACAAGTTTAGCGTGTTCAGGAAAGTAATTTACTTCTTCAATACACTCACGCTGTAGACCTTCAAGTAATGTTTCATCAGTTTCTATTTTACCACCGGGTATGCCCCAGTTACCCGGATTCTTATTATCATTTCTTAGCAGGTACAGGAAACGTTTTGTATTTTCAGAATAGAAAAAAACACCTGCAGAAATATTGTTCATACTATGATTTATCACAGTATTAGATGACGATAGAATAATCTCCTTGATTATACCAACCTTCATATGATTTCATCCAAACGTTGTTGACATAATCAAATCTATATTGCAAATCAGTAGTAAGATTGGTTACATATTCTACAGTGGTAGCAGCCTGACTATCAAATGATACAAACCATTCACCTGACGTTGCGTCAAATTCAACAATATCATTTGCGTTTGCAATTAATGCTCCCCAAGCAATAGTAGTATTACCTGGGCTACCCACATCCTCTACGATAAGATATCTACGACCATTAATTGGTCCTGGCAGTCCTGCGTTTGGTCCTGTGACTAATGGGTTAATCACGCTGTCTACAGGATCCAATGTGTTTTGTGGCAGGGTGTCAGTATCAATGTCGTATATTAATAATCTATCATCTGTTGGATCAGGCACAATAG